CCCTTTTTTTATTCTCAATTAGCATTAGCTTCTTCTTTAGTGCTAGGTACCCAATTAAAATTGACCCCGCGTCTTTCTAATTCTCTAATACATTTGACTCTACTCTTTGGTCTACGAGTAGGTCTATTGATTTCTTCAAGTAATGCTTCGTTAGTCATTGACTTTACGTAGAAATGTGTTGTTACATATTTGTTTGTGTTCTTAATGTAGGTAGTTTGTG